ATTATTAACTCTTTTATTGTTTCAGATTTAATCTGCCAATCTCGATTCCAACTGTTGGATAACGTTGTCGATTGTCTTCCCCTTATAGTCAAGAGCAATCTCCTTTAACACTGCAATCTGAGCCGTAATTCTAATTCTATCTGCTACTACCATCATAATCAATTTCTTAAAATGTGAACACTAACAGCCTTGTTTACTGCATTAGACTGCGACTCGTTAAAACTCTTGATAAAGTTACGTTCCATTTCTTCAGGAAACATAGCTTTTTTCGGTTTCGGCATTGATAACGTGCCTACTACTTTGTGCCCCCCCATAAGGGTGATTACACACTTTCGAGTGATTGTTTCTTCTCCAAACATATTCTCTAAATTTTATTAATCTAATTTAATTTTAAAATACTTCTCAAACCACTTTTTGCAGTCTATGCGGTTGCAAAATAGCCCGAACTTCATATCTTATTGTTGTTTAGCTCATAACCATATTCTTTTAAGAACTGCTCTATAATATCAATCTTACCTTTCGGTATACGATATTTGTTTTTCAAATCATCCCTTGTGAAAGATGTGAGTTTCTTAAATGTATCAATCTTAAAGTCCAAAGCTAAACATGAGATTTGCTTTGAATATTTATACTTTAAGATTGCCTCCAAGAAATATTTTTCTTCTGCTATAGGAGATAATACAGACAATTCTTTAGACAACCTACTGTTCTCGTCTTTAAGCTTCGCATTCTCACCCAAAAGAGTTTTATTCGCGCTTCTTAAATCACGAACCTCAACTGTATATTTAATACTACGTTCTATTAGTGGGATAGCCCTATTTATCTCCTTACGAAGTATTATACGTATCATTTCCTTCGTTAAATGACCGATATATGGCAATTCCTTTACAGAAACACCAGACATAAAAGAAACCAATGCAATTTGACTTTTAGTCTGTTTTTCTCCATATATGGCATTTAAAATTTTGGAAGCAAACTTATCACGAACGATACATAAGCTTCCTTTTCTTATGCTTCTAATCTCAGATAAGCTTTTTCTGAGTTCCATCATTTCGTCTTTTAGACTTTTCTTTAGATGGTCTATCATTTTTTCTTCGGCAGATATTACCTTGTACGAAGATTTATATCTGACAACATCTTCTGCGTTGACAAAGACTTGTCTAGAAACATTATCTTTTATTTCAAAAAGAACGTTTCTTTTTATAAGGTTCGATATTGTCTGACTGCTCACACCCAAATAATTTGCAGCTTCATTCCTTGTCATTCTATTCATAATCTCTACGTTTATGATTTATATTATCTTTTTTTTTGAAGGCTCGGTAGTCTCGCAAGGAAACTCCCCTCTGCCTCTACAATTATTATGTGCGATTTTTTACCCCCTTCATTCTGTGCTCAACTTTCTTCTGATTAGTGCCAATGTTAGCCTTTGATATTCGGTTCGTCAGAACCTTGTATTTATTGGCGCATCGCAACTGACCTTTTCTGTATTTGGCAGAAATGATAATGAGTGTTCCATCGCTTGCACGGAAAGTTTGGTTGTTGGTGCATACACACGCATCAACGTTTGCTTCGGTGCATTGGATTATCTTTTGTACAGTTCCAGACTTAACAAGAGACTTGATGGCTTTCTTCGCTTGGTACATCGTGCCATTAATATCCTGCATCATTCTGCTGTTAGAGTAACTTCCAGTGTACTTCTTATCGAATGGTTTCTTCAACATACGAGCTTCCGTCTTACGAGCATTTCGTACACTTTTAATAGAGTGCCCATTAACGGCTCTACTATGCGTATTGATGACTTCTTCGATAATGTTTATCTTGTTACAGATAACAGCTTCACGTACAAGATTTTTAAGGCTCGGCAAGCTGAGATTTCTCAACTGTCCTCGTCTTGTCTTGTAACTATAATCTTTGCTATGTATTTTGTTCGCTATGATTTTCTTCACACCGAACTTGTTTGTTTCTATCCTGCAATAACCGAACTTGATAGCTAAGTCCAAGTATTGTGTAAATGTTGGCTTATTAAAACCAAGAGCCTTTGCTGCTTGATTTTTTGAGCCATAATGTAAATCGGATGCACGGAAAAGGAATTTTATCTTTAAGGCAAAACAGAATGCCACCAAGCGGTCTTTGTCGCTCAGTGCAATCTTAGCTTGCTTTATCCCTATTCTAATATTGTGCATACCTCTGATATTTAAATTAGAAACTCCAAAGGGTCAGAGGTAGAGAATAGCCCTTCGGAGTTTACTGTTTGGCTTTGTTTAATGCTCATACGGTCGCCAGCCGAATAGCAATATCTTTTCCTTTCCACATCTTACTCAGTCTCTACACCTTTCATTTGCGATACAAAGGTAAGCATTATTTTTGAGATTTAAAAATTCGTCTAAAACGCTTGTTAACAACACGAAAGGAAGATTAATGCGAGAAAATTATATATAATACCAATATATGATATTTAGATAGAGATACGGGGATTTTCGGGGGAATAATAATGATTTACAAATAACTAAAAATTTAGTTCTGTTTAACAAACAAAAAATGCCCCACACCACCAAAAATGATGATGCAGGGCGATATGATAGGTATAAAAGAAATGCGAAAGTAAAGCCCCACCATTGAGCACCAACGGCAGGGCTGAGATAGATATATGAGTTCCAAGATGATAAATTCATTGCAAAGATAGGCAAAATATCTGAGAACTCAAAGAGATAGTGAAAATTTCTTCTGTAAGCGGTTAAAATAGTCTGTTGGTATGATTTATCGGTGAGATAGTTTAAGCGCCTTGTATGCGCCATAAAACAAATCCTCGCCTACCACAATAGGTAAGCGAGGAACTATATATGCACGATTACTTAGTCCTTAATAGCCTCATTGACCTCGTAATCCATAATCTTTGCCAAAGTGTTGCTGATTAACGTGCTCATTACGTTGTACTGGCTGGCAAACTTATCGTCTATTCTGTCATTCACAAGCACACCATACTCTTCCTTGGCTCTATCGACCTCGCTCATAAAGTCCACGTACACCTCACGTAACTTGATGAGGGTCTTAGCCAACTTTGGCTGCTCCACGTTCTGCAACAATGTTGCATTAATATTCTGTCCGTTCATATTCTAATCTCCTATTAATTTAAATTGAGTGATGTCTGGCTGTTCAAGCCAACAATGGTGAGCAATTCCATAAATGTAGCATCATACCAACGTATCTGTGTCTGCTGCTGAAACTTAGGGTCTTGCTGATTCTGTCCGTACTTGTCAAAGGCTGGAGTGATAACATACCAGCTATGCACCTTTCCTCGCTTTCCTGGGCGAGTAGCGTGCTTCACTACTCCTTTGAGTTCAAGCATACGATTGAATGCTTGTGCTGAGATACCAACGTTGTGCGACTTCAATAAGTCGGTGGCAGCGTGCGTAATTGGCTTTTCTGTTCCTGCGTTTACAGACTGAGGAAGAGCATCATCCAAGCCTACCATCTTACCAATCTTCTGAGCGATGCCCAATTTGCTTGCGTCATTCAAATTGAGGAACTTTGCACTCCAATCAGCAAAGACTAACTTTGCTTGAATCTGCTCCTGCAAAGATGGCTGCTGCTGAACTTGTGCAACTGCGTGATGGAACACTCTACGATAAACCTCGAACACTGGGCGAACCTTGCGAGCAACAAAATACTCCAAACATGCCGAAGTGAGATAATAATCTGTACCACCTCCTGCAAACTTGCCATCGTTTGACCGCTTGCCATCTCGGGCAATCGGTAAAAAGTCCACATTTTCAATGAAGTTTGCTTTCAATGCTCTAACAGCTTTGCTTCTTTCAGAGTAAACCAACTGCCAAACATCATCAAGGTTAACGGAAAACACCTTGTCTTGTTGGTCTAATGCCAACACACCACGGAAGTAACGCTCAATATCTGATGGGCTACTGTCCTTTGATAGAATTACGTTTGTATCCATATCACAAAGATTTAAAACGCGAAAAACTGCGCTACGTGCTGTTAAGGCTCTTTGTGAAAACCCCGAAGGTAGTTTCCTATCCCTCGACACGGCGCAGTAATCCTTATATAAAATTACTTTATATTCAATAAGATTAGATACAACAATCGCACCCTCATAAGAAGATGCGGCAATCGTACCACAAAGATTTTTAACGATGCAAAGATACGAAAAATATTCCAATCTTGCGTGTGCTAAGTAATCCTTTAACCAAACTTTAACATTTGGCAGTTATTAATTCTTCGATTAATTTGTTTTTGGGATATAATAAATCCCCACCTATACTTGATAGATGGGGAAATGGAATGCTAGAAATTATATCTCGTATAATATACAAACATATAATCCTCGTAACCTCTTTGGTTTATGCGAACATCAACGAATGTTGATGATGATTCTTTATCGTTTCCGTTAGAAAAGAAAGAGTCGGATGCACTAACAGAAATAACCCTGTACCTTTCTTTGAAAAATTCCGCAAGTTCTTTTGCTACGGATGGCTTTTGGTCGTGCTTTATTAATACCATTACTGTATGCAATTTCCCTTCGTTATCAAAGCTGTATGATAAACCTGTAACATACTTACCATCTCCATCAAAATAGATATTTCTTTCATCCTCTTTTACAATTTGTCTTTTTTCGTATGCCTTTACTTCTGACCTAGTAGCACCCCAAATTGTTAAAGGTTCAATATAAGTATCGTAAATTGGTTCTACATTTATAGTGCATTTCGCACTTCTTCTATCTGACGATGCGGTAATCTCGCACGTGCCGACGTGATTTGCAGTGATTATACCATCACTACTTACACTGGCAACAAAGTTATTGGAACTATTCCAAGATGACGCATCACCAACAAAAGATACTCTACCCGAACGCCCGACAATAGTCATATAGGTATCTTTCAGGAATCCAAAACTAGTTTCTCTTTCTTCATCACTGCTGCAAGATGTGAATGATGCAGAACTAAACACCACGGCAATCATAATTGCCATAAACATCAAAATCTTTTTCATAATTATATTTATTACAGAAAACTAATAATTTCTTTTGGGTTTTACATTGATTAATCGCAATAAAACTGCTCTGTTTCGTAAACTGGGTCTTTGAAATCAACAACATCACCATCCTCATCTAGGATTTCCTTAACTCCATCATAGACTTCATAGTGGAAGTTGTTACTACGACCCTCCCAACAATTATCATTGTCGCATACCTTATCATACCCTTTCGTATTTTCGGTGCAATATTGCTTTGCTTCATCCAATGTATCAAACTCTGCAACATTGTTTATCTCAACAGTATTATTGTAATATATCTGATATTTCTTCATATCCGTAAGTTTAAATGGTTAGTTTATCTTTCATTACGTTTTTTGACAATATCATCGAGTCCTTCTCCCTCAAATAATCTAACTACCTCTTCCGTATCTGCGTATCCACCTTCAGTGAAGTTTTCAGCCAGTTCCAATGTAGCTGCATACACAAAAGCATCTAAACCATCATAGTTATCAATGATGGTCTGTTGCTCTTCTGAACACTCCCAGCCATCATCAAAAGGTGAGAACTCCTGGAAATTATCATCATCAACCAACTCTTCCGCAAGGGCTACACGGTCAGCAAAAGAATTGAGATACTTGAGCAATTCGATGGCTCTTTCATCAGTATTTCCATTTTCCCCTAAAATTACAAGGTTGATAATAGATTCTGCAAGTGCAGTTTTGTCTGCTGTTCGAGCGTAATCCTTAAAGTAAATAGGGCTATCTTCTTTCCATTGTGACGGAGGAAGTGCTAAGAGTTTGTTTCTTTCCTCTAAGTCCAACTCTACAAAATGTTTAGTTTGATTCTTCATAAATTTGCGCTTGACCGTGCTGCGTAGGGCTATATATTTATATTATTTTCAAGAGATAACGCAATATGCGTCATTATATTGTGTGTAGGGCAGAAATTTTAATCTTTATTTCTGCCCATGGCGCAATCGAACAATGTGCCGATTAGCCAAATTGCTATTAAGAATGCCATAACTTAAACCTCCTCCGTATTATTATTGTTATTATTCAGTTCCTTGTAATACTGCTGAATCTCCTCATCAGTCATACCCTTTTCTCGCATTACACGATAGTTGGCAGAACCACGTCTGAAATAAACCTGACTGCCATAGACTGAGCGTAGATTGTAATACGCACTTCTTACTAGTTCTTTGGTTAATACCTTGCCAGTGGACGAATAAACGCCCATCTGCTGCAACATCATAGCTGCATCGGCAAAGTTAGGTGTAGTCAATTCCGTGAAGTCATTGGTACACTTCTTAACCACATTCCATATAGCTTTGTTGCAAGGTTTCTCAGCAGCCTCTTTCTTTCGCTTTTCCGATGCTGCCTTCTGTGCATTTGATAAGTCACATTTTCTAGGTCTGCCCAACTTCTTAACGACCTTACCAGACTTTGAGATAAATTCTCCGTCTTGCGCCAACTTCTGCTTGCGTACTTCCAATGCGCTCTGTGTTCGCTCTTGAATGAGTTCACGCTCCATCTGTGCCGAGAATGAAAAAGCGAACAACAACATTTCGTCAATCGCTTTCAGATGGCTGCAATCAAGGTCAATACCCATCTGAACGATAACCAATCGCACGCCACGTGGTTTCAGCTCGTCATTCACAAACTTGTTGATGTCGCTCATGGAACGACCGATACGGCTGACTTCAGACACGATAAGTATATCACCCTTATCAAGCATCGGCAATACTACCTTACCAAGGTTTCTATCCTTATAAGATACCTTACCCGATACTCCTTCCTCCTTCACTTCGTGAGTAGCTTTCAGATTGTGACAATTCAACCATTCGTTGATTGTTCTTTCTTGCTGCTCCAATGTCTGCTTTTCAGTAGAGACACGACTGTATATTATTACTTTCTGCTTTGGCTCATCATCATCGGTCATGTTTGCCTTTGCGTTGCAGCTTTTGTCTGAACGGCAAAGGTAGTGACCTTCTGCCATCATGCAATAAGGGCAATCCTTACAGCCGATGTTCACGATGTCGTATTTTACAGATGTGCCACCTGCATTCATGATTTCTGTTGTCTTCATTTCTCCTATCTCCTATCCTATCTCTTATTACTTAAAACGTTACTTTCTGCTATTTATTATCCACGATAATAGAATGATACATGAAAATCGCTACTTTTACGCTCTCGGTCATTCTCAATCACTCCAAACATATAAGTATCAATTACGTAATCTACATCATTGTTCTTGTCATGTTCAATTCTCTTCACCCATTCCTCAACAATATCAGGACACCAAGCATCGCCAAGGAATCTAACCAACAATTTGTTGTCTGTTTCTTGACGTACCAATACTGGCTCGTTTCCTACAAATCCAACCATTTCTGTATTGTCTTTGTTCCAAGCGTACTGACCATCATTGAACAAATCTTTTACTAAATCATCAAGACAAAGGTCTTTGTCGTTGATAGGGCAATGAGCTGCATTCTTAATATCCATAGTCTTATCACTTTAATTCTTGTTCAACAATATCAAAATTATCCCACGTCTCACCTTCGTTGTCTGAGATATGATAGAATGAGCCTGATACGCTGATTTGGAAATCATCACAATCCAATGAATGCTTATAGCTTTCCAATGTGTTCAGACCTTTGCCTTCCATCGCTTTTCTAGCCTTATCTTTGGTATCGAAGACTTCTGTATCAACCTCAACCGCCTCACCCAGTCCATGCTGGTGTGAATTGATAACTACATATACTTTCATAACTTAACCCTCTACTTTAATAATTCCACGTCTTACCAAAGCTTTCACGAACTCCTCTAGAGTTAACTCCGACTTGTCATTGGAATATGCGCTATTGTATCTCCAATCGACTTTGAGCGGCTTATCCAAATCATATATCCAAATTTTGTCCGTGTCACGATAATCTCCTACCAAAGCTATCTCTATCATCTGTCTGCCGTGAGTGATGTGTATTTTGGATTTATCATTGCAATTATCAAGCTCGCAGTCGTAGTTCTCTAAGAAACTCAGTTTTTCAAGTGTCTCATCATGCCACTTTTCAACCTTTTTGTCTTCCACGCTCTTTTCGATAGCCATCTTCTTTGATTCTGCTATCATTAACTTTTCCAATTCGTTCATAACTTAACCCTTTCTGTTATTAAATTACACCGATAATATTAATCGGTTCTTCAATACTCGCTACCAATGCAGCATTATTATTCTCTGTAGTAAGGTTATCAACATCTAAGTAAATAACCTCTGGTAATGGTGTCTGTTTCATATTGATTAATATCTCAAAATCTTTTTGATAACTGCTGATGCGAGAATATCGTTAGCGGTTATAGGTCTCGGCTCTGTAGTGCTTTCTACCCATGCTGCACCGCCAAAACACCAATGGTCTCTACTCCATTCCTCGCAAAACTTCTCAGCCTCCCAACGTGTAGGAAATTCCTTTTCTCTCATTTCTGAATGTGGTCTTCTGCCATATTCATAATGCGCTATGTGATGTACTTTCATATCTTTACCCTTTCTTCTATTAATTCGTAATTGCTCTATCTGTATCTTCACCTGCGAACAAATCATACATATCATCATCCAAATCTGCATTTGAACCTGATTTGGTTAATTCCATAGAATACAATTTGATGGTGATTTTCTGCTTGCAACCTTTCAATGATATGCCATCCCATGTGGTTGCATCATCATCTTCTTTGTACCAATCGTTTAAAGTAGCGTTATAATTACCCTTCTTCTCGTCACGGCTACTTAAAGACGCGTTGTCAGTTGCTTGTTCATTATAGAACGTTTCGATGTATTTCTTTGCGTCATCCTTGCTTTCAAAGATACGTAATACACCATTTGTCATACGAGGTACTATTCTTTCTTCTTCTGATGCATAAACACAACTTTCGCTATGTTTGCTAATACTTACTACAAATACTTTTTCCATTTCTGTTTCTTTATTAATTGATTTACTTTTGTTATTTTACTCATTCCTTTGCTCCGTGGAGGCGGCAAAGGTAGCGTATGTACTACTTTGCCAACACCACATAAGCAATCGCCTACAGCTGTAGGAAACGGCTTGTTTGCTGCAATATCCAACCGCATATTGTTCGGTGGAATATCCAAGCATGAAGGAACACCGATAGAGATAGCCACAACCTTTGCGGCTGATACCGTTTCTTTGCGCTCTGAGACGTTTTCCTTTGTAAGTGGTGTAATTGTCTGCTCGGTGCATTTCTCGATTGTTTGATGCTCATTTGGCACGCTATCCAATGTATCATCAGGTACGGCTGCAATCTCTTCTTTGCTTGATACCAATGATTTCTTTTGCGCATCCTTGAATAGCTTTTCCAATTTAACGCCATCCTTAAAGAAGAATGCACACCCACGATAGGAATTGCTCTTTGTACGCCTATCATCAGGCATGAACTCTTTGCAGAATCCCGACAAAGTGAACAGTTCACCACAAAATGATACCTTATTGTTTTCTGCTGCAATAACCTTTGTGCCATCAATGAAGGTTAGTTTATCGCCTACATTTACACCAACTGCATCAAAGCTAAACTTATTGCTAGGCTTATCCAATGGTACTATCTTTGCAGGTGCATCGGGTGCATCGGGTGCATCAACCTTTGTTTCTGCAACATCCTTTGCAGGTGCGCTATCCTTATAAGATGGAATGCCACAAATGATAATCTTTGATGTTATATCTCGCTTGAAATCTGTTTGCTCTTTTTTATCCTCTGTAGCGCACTCTTTTTCCTCAGTTGTAACATTATCCACCTTTGCAGGGATAACGTCTTCTGTAGGCATATCAAAAGACTCAGCAAAGCCACAATAATCGTATGCACCAATGTAGCCATCAGATAGTTTGAATCCGTCATACTCATCATCAATATACATCGGCATCATCACACCAACTTCCAAACTACCTACATACACCAAAGCTTCAGTAGAATATCTTCCAAGTGCAAAATTGAAGTTTTCAAATCTCAGCAGACTATCAATCTTTAATCCAATCGCAAAATTCTTGTTTGGTACGTTTTCACACTCGCAAGAAATCTCAATACCATCATGATTATCATACATTCCGTTAATTGTGAATGTAATACGATTATCATTTTCTTTATGCTTGATTATTACTACACCGATAGAGTTAAAACCTTTGTTTTTCTTCAACCATTTAGAAATACCCTTCCAAGTCTTTTCGTTGATGGTGCAAAGATTATCAGGACTAATCTTAGGTAATACAGAAGAGTAATTTACGTATCTGTTTGCCTCAGTCTTAGAGTAATATCCACAGCATTCAGATACCCAATATGTATTGCCGTTTGGTTCACGTACCAACTTGCAAGTAAGAGTACTGCCAGACTTAGCCAATGAGCACATTTTTTTAAAGTCTTTACCGTTTACCAAAGGCAAATTGTAATCGTATGTGAAATGTTCCGTGCTTACCACATCCAAGCCCTTAATCATCATTGTGTGCCCATCGCTAGCGGCTGCTCTTCCGTTTCTAATATCCAAGCATACATTTCTCATAATAGGGCGCAAATCGTCATTCGCACAATGCAAAGATAACTTAGAGTAGTATTTGCTGATAAGTACTTTCACAGTGCAAAGTACTTCATTATTATCTTTCTGCTTGATAAACATTCTTTTCTTACTACCAATGCTAGCTAACTTTTCAAACTTAGCTACCAATGCAAAAATTTGTACTACACAGAATGAGCAAACGAAAGATAGCACATTCACACTCGCCATCGGTGCAATAAAACAATCTTTCTCTACTTGCTTATTACACTCATTCTTATATGATTTCTTTTCAGTCTTCAAATAGCCATCTTTAAATGCGCTATCCTTCATCTTTGCCAAATCGGATGCGGTGTAATTGCCTTCTTTCACGTTTACACCCTCATTAAAAACCTTGTCGGCTATCTCATACAACTTGTTTAAGATAGCCATATTCATTTCTTTGTCACTCATATATCCAATTGTTAAAAGTTACACTTCGTAAAATTGCCCATAGCTTTTCCCCAAGCTACCAATGATAAACGCACACCACCATTTTTAATCGGTGATACGCTTATCTTTTCACGCTTGATACGTATCGGGCGTTTATCAAACTTGCAATAAAAGCGAATAAATCTATCTTTTAACTCGCTTTCTTTTTGCTCGCTTATATGTTCCAAGTGAAGGCTATTATATTCAGCCTCCAACCAACTCTTTATATTTTCTACATTTGCCTTTGCTATCATATCCCAATAGTATTTAATAATCCAATACTTTGTTGTTATCGGTATCTAATATATAGTAAGAATAATTAAGTACTGAACGTCTCCAATTCCATATATCGTTTATAGCTTTTGGTAAATTATCCCATTCCATTTCGATATACTGACGGCATCCAATACTAACGTGCTTACTACATATTGCATATTTATGACCGCACAATTCATCATCAACCGACAAATAGTTTTTAGGTGTGCAATATCCACGTTTATGCGCTAACTCCTTCACACTATCAATAATGCGCTCATCTGTTACCACATTAATACCAACATGCAAAGGGTTATTGGTTATTGTTTCCCCAACTGTAAACAAGCTATCCGTAGCTATTTTGTCGTTTAACAACTTCACATCTTTTGCAGATGTTATAATAACTTTGTACTTTTTCATTTCCTTTTCTCCTATCTTTAAATTAGTGCCGTGCCAAATCTCGCTTTTGGAGGCGGTCATTAACCGTACACGGCTATAGTAACTTTTAAGCAATATCTTTCTTATGTAGTTTAAAGAATAATCCTTTTCTCTGTTTTGCAGGAACACGTTTTATTGGTGTATGGTTTTTATAGTACAATTCAGTTAGTTTCTTTTCTCCAAGTTCACTAACTGATAATTCACCGCTTTTATATCTTTCTGCATCAATACCCCAAAGTACTAAGTAAGGTCTGCAAAAATCCTCATTTGGTAAATGCCGCAAAACAGAATAATCTTTTAGCTTTTCATCTGCATCCAATTGATTTTTAACTATCATCAAAGGAACATCAACAAAATAATCATTTGTATAGTTATTATATTTATTCATATCTTTCTAAATTTAGCCGTTTATTTACTTTGTATGCCCTTATCTTTTCCCACTTGATAAAGTGTATCAAAGGGAAAAGATAAGGGCGCACACATTATTATTTAACCCTCAAATTTAGCGATAGTACTAGTTATTTCGCTAACTACCTGAATAAGACTATCCAAATATAAAGTATCATACACCAAAGTGCTTTTGAAGGTAAAATGCAACTCAAATTCATTTAAATCTTCGTGCCAAACATCAAAATGTACCATACCTTTGTTGCACTCGCAAAAGATATTATCATAATCGTGTACACCTTTATAGGTAATTTCTTCGTTTACTACATTTGCAGTAATACCCAAAGCACGAAGTATTAATGCTAACTTTTTTAATTCTTTCATATTGCTAATTATTTAATGTTACTTTGTGGTGCAAGCGGAATCGAACCGCTACCAGATACCGACTATCTTTGCACCTATCCAATATGTTTTATGATATTGTCTTTTTGCCGTAATAACGCAAATTAAGCATTTCCTTTTGGCTAGTAAGTTTGCAGTTACAACGTTTTTCATTTATGCTATAGTCCGCACCAAGCGCACGAAGACGGCTGCCTGTTGTAACAGTATTAAAACCGCCATCGGAAAAATACACATTGCCACGTACTTTTGCATATATATATATGTATCATACAAGCGTACAAATACATTTGCACCCTTAACAATTACTTCTGTATTACTTTCTCTGTAGTTAACTTTATTATTTACAGCGTTAACCATTCTTTGCTCTATCTTTCTCATTTTATTTGCGTTTTAAAAGGTTATTTACTCTTTTACGTACTTATTCCAATTGCGCCCTACAATAATGCCTAATACGTAAGATATAAGGGCAAAAAACGAAAGGTATTGTTATATCCATAACCAATTAATCTTTAATGTTACCAATTTCCAGATTTAATGTTGTAATATCCAAGTAAACGAGTCTATCAACGTTTGCGCTTACCTTTACAACAAACATACTGGCAGAATTTTCAAGCACGCAAAAGGTATTAATAAAGCCTTTTTGTACTAGTTTTGTGTAATTTTCAAGAAGGCTAGAAAGTGATTTAATATTGCTTTTCTTTGTTGCTATCTCAAAAGTTACAATATCAACGTGAAACTGAATATTTCTATATTCAGTACTTATCCATTTTGTACTTATATCCATATTAATGCTTATTTTCGATAAAATCAGTACTAGCCCAAAATCCCAAAATAAGACTACAAAGGGCAAATATAATAATAAAACTACCTGCAATATTACCTACAAGTAAACCAATAACCAAAAGTATTATACCGAGTGCAATTAAATTACTTTCTTTCATATCTTATATTATTTGTACCTTTGCACCCACATAAGCGAGTGCAAAGGTAGTATTATTATTTAGTCTTCAATCTCTTCTTCTTCATCGCTATCTTCTTGCGAGTCTTCCCAATCCTGCCACATGTCGGGTGCAACATTTTCGATAGCCTGCCCCAAAAGGTAGCATCTAATAGTAACGTCACACATTTCGGCACCGTCAGAAAGAATGTCCGAACTACCGCCGAACTCTTCGTTAGCCTCAGCCAACAAATCCAAATTGTGACAAAGATACTCTTCAGCCTTCCAAGCGTTAAAGGTGTATGAGCCGCTAGCATTACCAGTTACCGAATCATCAACGAATAACTTTTCGTTTAAGTCTCCTTTCATTTCGTCTAAGTCCGAATAATCGTGAAAATTCACATTATTCTCAATATACTCACGAACATCACTCTCTACTGCTGATAAATAATCATACTTTTCCATACTCTAATTTATTAAAAGTTACTAATTAATTTGCTTATATCGGAAAAAACTAATAACTTTGCAACCGCTTACAAGTAATCCAAGTTATTAGTTTTTCTTTTAACTTGATTCGCCCACTACTTTTTTAAGGTAGTGGGTTTTTTGTTTCTAGTAATAACATTCCTCCTCCTTTGTTACTTTCTTGATATTCCATACCTTTGTATGGATATCAAATTCAAGAGTGAACAATGCGATAAAATCGCCATCTTCTAGAAATGTGCGAAACATACTACCCAATGAGTTATTTGTTCCAGACTTACGGATACCGATAGTTAATGCGAATCCGTACTTTTTGCCGTTGCAGTTGGCAAACTCTTTCTTGATTGTATCAATATCTATCTTCATATCAGACTCAATAAATGAAGAATCATATTGAACACTATAAACTGCTGCAATTCCTTTGAATACCTTTGCAACCTCTGAAAATTTGCTTGTTGTAATCATATCGCCTTTGTTTTTTAAGTTACTAATTTGTTCCCTTTGCAAGACTCGAACTTGCAGAAAAGCCGATGTTTTCGCCTGCATCTAGTAGGATATATATTTCTTTGGTTTTCATTTATCATCTATCTCATTTCGCTACTCTAACTTTTCGCTACTCACTTTAAGATGTTTCAACGCTGAATATATAATGTACTTTGCAGCTACATTCTTTATAAAGGGAAATCATTTTCCTACTTTCATTTAATTGGTACTACTAGTTTAAGTTACTAGCAACTCCGATACGTTTATTCTCATTCGGTTTTTTGAGATATACAATTTATAGCTTTTTGTTTATCCTCGCTTACTTTGCACGCTTGCATTTTAGCGAGTGCCGTGGGCTGCGTACACAAAGGACAAGTCACTTTGCCGTCATTTCTCCCCTCCACCTTTGGCAGCGTCGTAGCATCGCAGGTGGCTAGCTGCAATATAGATATAACAGGATTTCTCTGCTTACAAGTAATCTCGTTGTTTCTTGATTGCGATGCAAAGGTACGGCTTTTTTCTGTATCTGCAAAATATTACGGCAAAAAATTACGCTTTTTCTCGCTTTTTTCTTGAAAATAATTGTATTTACTTAAATCTTTACACAAATTGCAATCTCTACTTTGCAATATGATAGGTTAAATAGGGGTTATTGTATGCTTTTATCTGTTTTCCCTATCTTTGCACCTTTGCAGCCCTCAAAAATTACCTTTGCAGCCGTTTTCTTTATTAGGTACGTATGCGAGTACCTTATATATAGGAAAACGCCTAAAAGCGTATTATTTGCCGTTTGCAGCCGTTTTGTTGTTTGGTAGATAGAAAGTACTTACTTTGTCGTTTGAGTATCTTTGCAGCCGTTTTATTTTCCGTTTTCGTTTTCACTCGCTTTTTTGTTCCACGAAAATTGTGTGTGAAACATTATGCAAGTTTTGTATATTTATGCAAGTTTGAAATGTATATTTATGCAGTATATTATGATAAATAGAAATTTTTTTTGGGAATTTCGGGTTTTCTTGCATGTTTGCTGAAACGTCCTATCTTATTACTTTGCACTTCTTCGTTTGATTCACGTTTTGGAAAATCAGCAGGAAACAGAAAACAGAAACGAAAAAGCCTCGTTTTTGCCGTTTTTGCCAGAAAACGTCCGTTTTTGTCGCAAATAAAACGCTGATTTTCAGCGATTTATACCTATATAGGGTAATTTACACCCCACCCCCCCGTTTTTGGCACTCGCAGGGTGGGTCAGCTCTCATCCGAAATTTTTTATTTTTTTATTTTTTATTTTTTTGTAAAATACTCTAATTTTTTAAATTCCGCTTTTCTACCGAATTTTGAGCATTTTCCAGAATATCATATCTACTTTTGATTTTGCATAAGTTTTCGAGATATTCATTTTCGCTTATTTTCGTGCGTTATGGAGCGTTTTATGTAGCTTTGCGGTATAGTTTATCGCCATCGTATTTTGAACGTCTTAGAATACAATTTTCGAGTTATTTGCGTTTATTTTCGTTTTTGCGGAAAAATAAGGTTGTTCTTTGACTTAAGGTTCGTTTTTGCTATATATGGATTGCAGTTTTGTGTGATATTGATATGGGGTTGATGCGAAGCCTTCTTCTTGGGGGATGAGTATATAGTTTACTATATACAGGGGGTTGACATCCCCCATTACGGCTGCGCGCGAGGGTACAATTACTTATTTACGTGTTATTATTATATGGGAAATAGTTCAAATGTTAAATTTTCAATATGAAAAATCTGATTTATGCGGATAACATATATTTAATTGGGGATATGGGGAAAATGGTACAAATTTGCAATTTGTTAAACTATGTAAAGTTCGTTTTTGGCTTGATTTTTTGACGTATATTTGCAGCATAAATGTTTGATTTACGAATTACCGACTTTGGAATATGGCAGAAAAGAAATTCTACATACAGCGTTACTTGAAGTCCGAGCAGGGTGCTTGGAAGGCAGACGGATTGCGTAAGAGTCTGGAGGATGATTTCGGCGGCGGTTCTGTCCGCTACAAGTCATTGGAAGGATTGAACTCCAAGGGTAAGCAGAAGGGTGTATATACCGAGAGCTATCCTGAGAATGACGCGTTGAGAGTGTTCGTTGACCCGAATGCTAGGCATGAGAGCACCAACGCCACGTTGTCAGTCTGCGTGTTCGGGTATGATGTTGACGGAACTACTGAGCTTTCCGTTACTGAGCAGATAAAAGCTGCCGAGAAAGCATGGGATAGTCTGTATGCTTACTTGGAGGGTGCGCTGATTCTCTGGTATGACGATTACAGACAGAAGAAGGCGTTGTTTTTGGTACAGGATGCTACAGAGCCATCAACGGATAACATCAAGAACATTCCGTATCTGCTTTGTTCGGTTAAGTTGGTAAACGTCTTCGGTCAGTCGTTTGATGGTGACAGTACCACGATTGAAGATTGGTTGAAGAATGGCGGAAAATAGAAACGACAGCATCCGCAAGGCGGTAGGGCGTGTCTTTTAGATACAAGTCTAGGCAAACAGAAGGTTCGAGTTCCTTCTACGGTCGGTGGATGCTTTTAAACAGTTGAGAATGTATGCGAATAAAGGAAGAATCACTTGACAGGGCGTTGGAAGCGGCATCGTTGCAGACGAAGGGATTGCCAAAACGCTACACGGATGGTAAAGACCCATTCTGGATAATGGCAGTTGTGCTTGTTCAGAAGCGCAATTTGGAGGAATGCTACTGCATTTATCAGCAGAATGCAGACAAATACATGAAGCTTTTGCAAGACTTCGGTACACCGAGTCCTATCGTGTCTATCAAGAGCATTCATCCTTACATGTATCTTGATGAGGCTCAGTTTTTGCCGAGCGGATGCATCGAAGCAAAGAAGAACTTTCTGAAAAACGAGCTTGGTGAAGACCCTAGGGCTTATGAGGTCGATGAAATGACGGAATCGGACGTTAATCACGCGTTATTGGAGATTGCCATTGCCAAACAGATGAGAGCCGATGAGGAAAACAAGAAAATCAACGTACTCAATGAAGGAAGCGATTTGGACGGAACGAGATTTGAGGACATTGAACGTCAGAAGTTCGAGTTTGAGTTGGCAGAAATGAAGAAAGATGGATGCTCCAAGAAAGAAATTAAAGAGTTCATTGACGAGTATAATGCCAGTCATAAGCAGAAAGTTGACGATGAGCCATACATTTCAGAGGAAGACCGCATTCATAAGGAAATGGAATCAAAGGACGTTGAGAAAATTCCCGAATGCAGTATTGAAGGTGAGTTTGATGCACCTGAGATAGACTACGATAAGCTTCATGAGGAATCAGAGGCGTTCAAGAAGGAACAGTTGAAAGTTGCCAAGCGCAAGTGGAAGCGCGCCTATGATGCCGATTCAGAGAAGCGTGACGGAAGAGAGTTCGAGAACGAATTTGGCGAAGATGAGGAATGTGAGACGTTGCAGTTACCGAATAAAGAATCCATTCCTGTAAAGCGAAAACCAGGCAGACCAAAGAAATCGTCATTGGATTACACTGCTAGCAAGCGCGATACGACAAAGAAACGTGGTCGCAAACCATCATCAACTAAAAAATAACAGATTATGACTAAATCAGAGCTTTTGAATAACGTGTTCTTTGAGAATGCAAAAGGTGATTTACCTATCATATATATAACATCGGATGATGATGTGGTAAAGGTCGGCAGTATCGTCAATGCACCTATGGTTGGAAGAGTTTATTTTAGTGATGTTAAGAAAGCCATCACGAAGGATAAATTGCTTGCCAACAAAGAGTTCATTTGCGCAAGTGATGATTCTGAAATTTTTATTGATTTCGGTGGTTACAGACGCGAGACGCTTGATTGCTATATCGCGATTGATGATAGTTGCATTAATATCATTGAGCTATGAGGAATAACCATCACAATCCTAATAAAGTACCGCCGTTCAAACCAGACCCCGAACATTGGACTAAAAAAGTTCATTCATGGAAGGCGAAGGTCGCATACGAGACGGATGATGAAGCTTGGGAGTTTCTGAATCAGAATCCGAGATTGAAGGCACTCGGCTGGCATCCTTACCTGTGCAAGGTTTGCTCAAAGTGGCATATTGGTAGGTTACATAATTAATGATTATGAAAAAAGAAGATAGACTTAAAATATATCGCAAATACGATGGGCATTGTGCTTATTGCGGCAAGAGCATAGAGTATAAGGATATGCAGGTTGACCATTTTGTTCCGAAGAATCGAGGTTGTTACTCTCGGTGGAGCGACAAGGATGGAAAGTTTGTCGTATCCCATGGCGATGACTGTATGGAGAACTATATGCCATCTTGCAGGTCTTGCAATCTTCGTAAGCGTGATATGAGTTTGGAGCAATTTCGCTCAGAGATTACAAGACAAGCGAAAGGTCTGCTTAATGGCAAAGCTTCTTTTCAGGTAAAGATGTCGCTAGCTTATGGTTTAATTGAAGAGCACTTTGATAGACCTATTGAGTTCTATTTCGAGAAATTTAAATAGTTGAGAATATGAAGAAAAAAGGATATTACGAGTACGAAAACGGAATCTACCCTTTGAAACTTTGGGTACACATCGGTAAAGACTTGAAGAATTTGATAGATTCCTGCTTTGACGGGTGCGAGGCTCCGGATATAGATTTCGGCGGCGTAACTTATGATAAGGTAGTCAGAAAGAGCGACAACAGACGTGGTGTTCTTGTCTCGTATCAGTGCACGAAGGATATGTCGATGGACTATTGCTGCCACGAGGCATCTCACGCCTGCGATGCCATAGAGGATGCTATCGGCATGGAACACGGAGGCGAGTCTTCTGCCTACTTGATAGGTTGGATTGCGTCTTGCATCAACAAGGCTCGTTTGGGCATTGGAGATTTCGTTGAACTAAAAGATAAGGAGGAATAGCTTATGGATAAAAATGAGAAATTAAAACTTGGTTACATTTACTTTGCGCCTAAAGAGTTTTTCCTAAATAATTCCGTCGGAAAGCTAAAGCAGCAAATAGAAAGTAATTCGGATGTCCGAGAGAACGGAATGGTTATGTGTGCGGTTATTGAGGATATGAATTCTGTTTTTCCACACAAATCGGAATATACAATAGCAGTTAAGCAAAAAGAGTTTGCACCTCCAATTAGGGCTTATGTAAATAAGGACTATGACTTTGAGTGCTTTAAGCAACTTTCGAAAGCAGAAATGAAAGTTTATGGTCTGCTTTGGTTTTGTTTTGGGGTTTAATATAGAAGGAAATAGCTTATGATTAAAATAGAAGATATTAAGGTTGGGTCTGTCTTGCAGATTACAAAGGGTAATTTGATTAAGATTGCAGACCCGGTGTTTGCTGATAAAATAGACCCATTAGGCTCTAGTAATAGGATTCAACATGTTAAGGTTATCGATATAGCTATACCGGATAAAAAATGCGAAATCGTAGCATTCTTTAAACCAGAGTTAGCAGCAGCTTGTGTGGATATAGTTGATTTGGCGATGTATTCTATTTTCTCGGATTTTAAAGAAACACCAATCAAAAAAGAATCCGAGAAGAGTGATGCCGACCGCTTCAAGGAAATCACAGACAAGATGAGTGATACCTATAAGCGTAAGAATCATGATTATGGAAATGCTTTTTCCGAAATGTATGATGAGCTTGGTATCAACTACGGCTACGGAAAGATACGAGAGAAAGTGAATCGTATCAAGACGTTGAAGGATAATGAAGCGCAAGTTGCTAACGAGCCGTTGGAAGATGCTCTATTGGACTGCGCTAACTATTGTATCTTGACATTGATGGAATATCAAAAACGTAAGGAACATGGAGCAGACTAAATACACTTGTAAGGATTGTGTATTGTTGAATGATGAAGATTCTGAGTTCCCATATTGCATGGGCAAAAACTTATATACATACGTAAATCCTAACGATGATGCTTGCGGAGACATTATTCCGCTAGTATATACTTGCAAGGATTGTTTCTTCTTCAAGGATGGGGTTTGCAATGACCCTAATGAGGTTAGATTTACTTCTGAGGAGAATCCATCTTGCATTGGTTTCGAGTACAAAACGATTGTAGAACAAAAATAAATATATAGTTATGGCTAGAATTGCAAAAAAGAAGACTGTTGACAACAATGCAGGTTTGCTTAAAGTTGTTGTCGGAATCAACAAAAAAGATGTTGAAAGCGTTACCGACTTCGGTCATTTCTTCATCGTAATTTTAAAGGATTGTGCTATTTTCCACACACATATTGGATTTGAAGCACGTTTTAAGCGTTGGGGCGGTGTTGATATGGAAGGACACGCGCTTACCACTACAACATTCGCGTGGCTTGAAAATCTTGTCGCGATGAAGAACGAAGTAAAGGGGAAAGAAAATGATATTTTCCCTGAGACAGATGTTACTTATCAGGATATGCTTGATAGCATGGTTATCATCACAGAAGCCAACATTACTCATCCGATTACAGCGTTCACTGATGCAGATGATGCTGCAAAGTTCGCAAAGAACAAGATGGATTACATCGGTCGTATGCAGAAAGAGTTGGAAACTGTAATGAACACTCCAGTTTCCGAAGAGACAGAGGAAGACTTGAAGAAGAACTTTGAGCACGGTCAGCAGGCAATATTGGCAGAGCAAGCAGCCGAGGCTCTTAATCAAGGAAAGGAATAGCTTATGTATAATGAATGGTATATAGAACTGAAATACGGACTATTCCGAGATTACAGGATTGTAAGGATGTGTGATGCTAACGGAGTGAAGCGAGACGGTATCTTTATACCATTCATTCAGAATGGAATCAAATGGGATGGTGTAAAGGTTAAGAATCCTGTTCAATATCTAAAACCGATTTGGGCTGCCGCCGATGGTTCTAGACTTCACAAGTTAGTTCCTATGGTTTCTGTGGATTTCAGACAGAAGATGGAAGATGCAGGTGTATTGTCACCAGATGATAAATACCCTTGTGATACGGTAGGTTACGTTTATAAAGATAAAAATAAGATATAACGGCTATGATATATTTAGGTAATGATACGATGGATAAGGTTGAGCGGATGGTTTGCGAACAAGTGAACACGGCTATGAGTACTGAGGAAAAGGAAGGAGTGAATGCAGACGATTTATATGTTGGCAATACTAACATTCCTTTTGCGAGAGCGGTAGCAAGGAACTTTGTTCTTGACGTTCTACACAATCGCTATGGTTTTTCCTATGCCGTTATCGCACAGCGCGCGGACATCAATGAGAAATCTGCTATGCGATGTGTCCGCAAGTGTCACGAGCTTATCGGGTACGACAAAACCTATGCGTATGTGAACACTTTAATTAACGATAGATTGAGAGAATGGTATGGGGAATAGCAATGAATTATTGACATTGAAGCGCAATGCCCTAAGATTGGGATTGTGCGGAGAATATAAAGGGAAATGGGATTCTGCCGCGAGTAAGCGAGAATTGGTAAATATGGCTCTTGATTCAAACGGAATTGAGTTTATGGCTGATTCTATTGCTTTCGGATGGGGATTGTCAAAAGAGTACCTTTTGAAAGAGTTTGGTGAGTTTGCCAATGGATTCTACCAATGCAACGAGCACGGATATACTAGCGAAATGTATATAGGTGCTCATGGAGTTATCAAGGCGCGCTCTACGATTATTCTAGTCGCGTACTGCAAGGATTTGGAGATTGAAGTTCCAGAGAATATGGTTACTCGCATTTACGTGTGCGGAAAGAGTGAAGTTCGCATTGAATGCAAAGGAAAATGTGACCTTATAGAGTATGGAGAGGATAACGATGTTAAAATCATTGGCTACGATGACGCAAATATGACGCTAGGAACGATTTATGTGTCAGAGTGGAATAGTTGTAAGGATGAGCAGAAATAACGTCTTACAGCTCATTTAAATAGCAAAGTTTGGTAAAAATATTTATATTATTTTCTTATTTACAGAGTGTACGGCGGTACACAGACATAAAGTGTAATTTTACTTTTTGTATTAGTTAAGGTTTAGTTAGATTTATGTTGATTAAAAAGGGCAAGTTCAGTTGTGAAACCGAGCTTGCCCTAATTTTTTATATATAACACTGAAAACTAATTCATAAATACCTTGATACCATTTCTTCCTTGCTTGTGACCGCCCTTTACACAGCTAGCCAAGGTGTCGCGAATATCAGTAAGTATTGTTGTCTGCAATCTCAACTCTATGAGTACAGGACTGCTTGAAGTGTCTTGTGTTATCGCGTTGATACTATTGCCGAGCTTTTCTAACAGAGTGTCGCGAATGATACGGATGTCTGCTTGTTGAGTAGCTACATAATATCGTAGGCTTGATAAAATACTCTCCAACGCCTGTGCGGTTGATTCTGTAACGGACTGAATACCTTGCTGCAAAGCAGAGATATTTGAACTGCCAGTAGGCTTGACGTTGAGAACATCCATCAAGTTCTTTGCATACTCATTGAATAATGCAAGGTTCTTGTCTTTCAGCTCCTTGATACCTTCGAGTTCTTTCTTGGTAACGTCAAGACCATTGTTTCCACCTTCGCTGCCCTCAGATACCGCTTTGTCGAATGCTTCAAGGATAGGTTGAATGTATTTTGAAGTAGCTCTATTCATTAACTGCTTGGTGAGCATTGTATTGAAATACTCATCAAACTTATTATTGAGTGCTTCGAGTGCATCACTACCTTCATTGAAAGCATCTACCCACGCTTCCGAGAAAGCTTCAGCAGCAGATTTATAGTTAGACTGAGAACCGAAACCGCCAAGTGCTTCTGTCATAGACTCACCTAATTCTTTGATTGTAGTGTTCAAATCATCAATCTGCTGTTCCCATTCCTGAATCTTACTTTCATCAGGTTTCTTGCGACCGCGCTCTGCGTTAATCATTGCTTGGTACGCTTTCTGCTGCTTTTTAAGGGCATCGACCGATTTTTGGTTGTATTCGTAGAGCTTTTGCGTATCAAAGGCATCGTCCATACTCTTTTTAAGCTTTTCGTAAGCGTGTTGTAATGAATTTACAGCGCGTTCTTGGCGTGCAATTTCCTTATCAATCTTTCCTTCGTTGCTAAATAGTTTAGCTACGCCTGTAAGCGCGCCCATTGCGCCCGATACGACACCTGCATAGTTTCCGCTATAGTATGAACCGATTGCCTGACCGATATTGTCAACGACACTAAGAGTGTTTTCGAGTTGTTCATCAGAACCGCCCAAAGCTTCAAACAATCCATTGAATGCTGTTGCCATAGAGGAAACAATAGAGGTAATATCTGTTACGGACTTGCTAAACTTATTCTTAGCATTGTCGGTCTCGCCTTGAACATTGTTAAGTGTATCAAGAGTGCCTTTTGTCTCACTGTGCTGCTTCTTCATATTGTCGAGTTGGTTCTTCGACAAATCAAGATTGGTTTTCAACGTCTTGGTCTTCTCATCGTCCAATCCGTTAAGCAACATAGACTTGTTGTATTCAGCATCCAAATTGGCGATAATCTTACCTTGATTCTCTATATTCTTTTCTTCTTTGTCGTACTTGTCGCTTGTGGAGATTAAAGCATTGTCTCCACCGAGTTTCTTGTATTCCTTAGTGTACTTTACCAAATCCTTCAGTCCACTTGTGAAAGCCTTGAAAGGATTTCTTGAATTTCGAGTTTCCTGCAATTTGCTAATCTGCTCCGTGATAGCCTTGACTTGTGTAGGGTCGAGGTTCTTCATTTCCTCACGCAAGGATTGTAGCCTCTGTATCATATAGTCGAGTACCTTGGTGGATGTATGGTCGAGGTTCTCGAAAATCTTAACATACATATCAGAGCCTTGGAAATTCTTCCAAGTGTTCTCGCCAGTCTTTTTCTTGTATTGGGCAGTCAAATTCTCCTGCAACTGCTTTTGTAACTCAGGATTCTTGGCAATATTCGCATTGTTTTGGATTTTCTGCTTTTCCTCAATGTACCACTTATCCAACTGTAACTGGTCGGAAAGTTGCTGCTTGTATGCCTTAATCAGTTCTTGCGCTTGATTAACTTGGTCTTGATAGACTTCCTTATCAAGTTTCTGCATTTGTGACGTGTATTCCTTTGCAACATCATCACCCCATTTAGTCTGGTCTTTACCCCATTTTGCTTCAAAATCATCTGTAATAGACTTGCGCACATCATCAAAAGAAGAAGTCAAATCCCCGAACATACTTTTGATGATGCTATCAGAAAGACCTTCTCCTTTGAGCTTCTTAAACAAATCGAGCTGTGAGAATGCTTCTTGCGCATTGTTCTTTGCATCGTCAAGTTGTTGTTTGAAATACTCCTCATCAATATCAAGACGGATTTCTGTAGCATTGCGTAATGCGCTGCCACGTTTTCCGAGTTCCTTATATTGGCTTGCAAGATATTCAATCTTCTTCGCAATAGTCTGGCGGTCTGGGATAAAGTTGTTTATATTCATACCAACATTCTTTGCCGCCAACGCAAAGTGCTTACGAACATCGGCTGTAGCTTGCTCTTCGCCTTCGTATTTAATGAGTTTCTGATATTCAGAACTCATATCCTTTAACAGAGAAATGCGCTCGTTGAGAATATCACGCTGTGCCTTGTCGTGTTTGGTGGTATTTTTTCGGGTTTTATTGTACCCCATAATACGGTCGGCAGCTTCCTTGTAACCTTGCCCCAACTGAGAAATATCCTTGTATAGGTCGTTTATCTCCCTTGTGGTTGCAGCCTCATTATATCCAGCCAACTTCATTGTACCACCTTTGAGATTGTACCGCTTAGTCACAAGTTCTTGCAGCTTTTTAAGTTGTTCTTGTGCCTCTGCGTCAAACTCTCCGTATGCGCTTTTAGGGTCTAGCTTGATAGGGTCGTAAGTAAAGGTGATATGATAAGTGTTGTTAGCAAACGCCTTATCCATCTGTTCCTTAATGGACGCAATATCATTCTTCGCTTGTGTTGTATCAAGTCTTGCTGTAACTTTAAAATACTCCTTCGCGTGTTTTTTAGACCAACTATTCCATCCTTCCTCTGCTGCTATAGTATCAAGAATGAGTTCTACGGTTTTCTTGTCGGCAATTTTATTAAGCCATCCAAGCGAGGTCTCAAGCTCTTTATCAAACTCCTCTGCTTTACTTGTAATATCAGCAAAGAGACCGCTGTATAATTTTTGCAATGGAACAAGCTGTTCCCAAATGCCACTACCTTCTCCAGATAATTGTATCACTTTGCGGATTGCATCTTGCATAGCTTTGTAATATTCAAGTTCATCCGCATAGTCTTCTTTGTTTTGCTTAACAGAATGAAGGTATTCCTTTGCCGTACCATTTAAAGACTGATAATTTATCTTTAATATGTTTACGGCTTGGTCTATCTTTTCTGTATTAGAGAGCATTTCGTCGATTGCATCGTTATACTGATTTGCATCCTTTGTGATACCGTCAGAAAAAAATCCATCAGGATTTTCGGCAATTTTTCTTCTTGCCTTTACTACCAAGTCTTGGAATTGCAATAATTTAGCTTGTAAGGTTCTGAATGTCTCATCAAGCTCATGTTCGTTAAGACCTAAAACATTTAACTTTATATCAAAGCCCTTGTCGTTTAAAGACTTAATGAGCTTTTCGATAATCACACGTTTCTTTTCGATTGCATCAGTTCTTGAATAATTTTGTTCTTTACTACTTGCATTATCAATAGCTTTTCCAAGCTCTGTATATTGTCTTGCAAGGTCAAAGACCTCAGCCTTTTCCCTTACGTGTTCCGCATTTATTTTTTCAATCTGCTCATTATAATCAGAGTATAAAGAATACAACTTATACAAAGCAGAAAAAACTGCCGCAATAGCAATAGTATAAATGTTTGATGCAAGAGCATATTTGATGTTTTTGCCAAAAGTCAATGCAGCAGCACCAGCAGACTTTATACCACTAGTAAGCAATTTCCAAGTTGTTAAATTCTTTGTTGCGTTTGCAGCCACATTTGAAGTAAACATTGCACTGAAAGCGACGCCAGTCTTTACCGATTGAAGATACATAATTGACAATACAGAAGCAAGGGTGATACCTATATTCTTTATAGCCTCCCAATGCTTTAGTAATTCTGTCGCGGTAGAAATCATTCCCTTAAATATGCCATCGTTAGCCTTGCCAATATCATTGAGCATCACATCGAAAGCATCCTTCAAGTTGGAAATCTTACCTTGGAGAGTTTCAGCCTGAATCTCTTGCATATTATAGAATGTTCCACCCTTATCGGTCATGCGTTGGAATATTGCCTCAACATCCTCAAATGTAACCTTACGCTTGGAAATCATATCAACAATCTGTGCGGTCGTGTACGCTTCTCCCTTAACTTCCTTAAAGTATTGTTGCAACTCACCATACATATTGACACCAGCCTCAGTAAACTGACGAACCTCAGAACCGCGAAGGTATGCAGCAGCCTTGACTTGTCCGTATGCAAGGATAAGTCTTCCCATATCAACGCCAAGACCTGCTGAAACATCGGCAAGTCGCTTGGTTGTATCATAAAGTTTATCAGACTCAATTCGGTAAGCGGAAAGTTGTCGTGTGTAATCCACCAAGTCCTTGATACGGAAAGGTGATTTAACGGCAAGTTCTACTGTCTTGTTGAAAATCTCGTCTGCCTTTGGTTTGTTCTGCAAGATAGCTTCGAGTGAACGCTCTGAGAGTTCAAACTGACCTCTAACTTCTGCTATTTGTCCAACAAAAGATTTTGCTGCACCAAATGAGAATGTAAATGCCATACGCTGTGCCCAACGTGACATATATCCAGCCATATATGATGTTTGTTCGGTCAACGCGCGAGAATTAACACCAGCCTCTTTCAAGTTTTTGTTATGTTGCTCAATTGCAGCATTGAGAATATCCAATTTTCGCTTATAATCAGCATCGGTTTGAGACAACTTCATACGAGCTTCTTTCAGATATTCTATAGCGCGTACTTGGCGATTGAGCGTATTTGCAGTAGCAGAGAAATCAAGCGCGCCTTGATATGTAGTGTTTGCCTTGTTATTTCTCGTCTGATAGTCTTTTGCTCTATCAGCGTATGCCTTTCTCTGTTTGTTATTGTAAGATTGTTCGGCACTAACCATCTTATCAAGAGCCTTCTGAAAAGCAACAGCACGTTCATTATACATCTGCTGCTGGTATCGTAACTCATCCTGTAATGACTTCTTTCGCTTAATAAGTGCATCTTGGTCTGCCTTGGTGAGATTTTGTGTTGTATCTCGCAACATACTTTCAATAGAACCAATTTCTTGCTTTAACTCAGCAATATTCATACCGCTAGCACCCTTTGCCGATTCCTGTAATCTCTGAAATGCAAGTGCCGCTTGCATAATACCACTAGTGCCAGAACCATTCATCTTAGATAGCTGTGCTACCATATTTTGAATGTTCTGTGCTGCTGAGGTAATGTTATTGTTCATGTTACCTGCACTCGCACCTACGTTTGAGATACCACTGCTTGCATTTGAAGCAGATGCGTTGATTGTTGCGAGTTTTGCTATAACTTGGTCTAAAGAATCAAGGAACGGCTTAGTACCAACAGACATATCCTTGAAAGATTGTGTTACACTAGACGCGGTATTTTTAGCCGTATCTTGTATGTCTTTCAATTTTTTGTCTGCTTGTTCTATAGCATCTAACGCACTTTTAGGAATGGTTAGAGCTGCTCCTAATGCTGAATCTGCCATAATTCAAAAGTTTAAGAGTTTATAAAATAGGTATTCCAAGGTCATTGAGATTTCGTAAATCCTCTGCACCATTGATTACCTTTGCATTCTTTAATTTGTCGTTCTTCTGATTATTGTCTTTATCTGACGATATATACTCTATATGAGTAAAATCCATAGACGCAAGGCGAATCTGCGGAACGGTCATTCTCCACTTATATTCTTCTTGCGAGCACCATGTGTTGGCACGTAAGAAATCTATCATTTGTCCGTATTCTGTTCGTGACGGGATAATTCGGCTGCTTGCTTCTTCCTCATCAGAGCTTGATTGCGGACGGTCTGAATCACATTGGTACTCGCGAAGAAAAAATCCACATCTAGCAAATTGAGAATTTCAACGAGTAATGTTGCCCAATCCTTGATGTCATAGTCTCCCCAAAGCAACTGGTCGTAAACTTGTTGGTATTCATCGGAATCAATGCGCTTTTTGTCATTTAGCAAGGATAGTGTGATTACTCTTGCCACCGATGGAATATTGATAGCAAATTCCTTGATAACGTCACCCATTGATAAGTTTTCGCCCTTGACTATCTTACAAGCCTCCTCTGCAATCATCCATTGAGTGCCTGGCTTCAATGCTCTTATCTCCCACTCTGTGCCTTGTAGTTTTACAATTGTAGGAGAATCATTCATAATTTGCGCCAGACGTTCCATTGCCGCATCAGACAAGGGAGAACTAGGTAACACCTTATTCTCGTCTTCTACAGCTTGTTTCTTAGCTTTATTCGGGTCTTTTTGTGCTCTATATACTTTTCCCATATATATGAATTACTTTCTAATCACACTTACTGTTCCATTATACTTCTTGGATAGGTTTTGTAGCTTTTGAAACGACATAGAAATGACTCTGTAAGATTGTTTCAGATTACCACCGCCATCTTCCAATATCTTAGCGTATGGCATAGTCGCAACAACAGCCAAATCAATTACTCCACTAGGGGAATAATCGTTTTTGAGATATTCGTTTATCGCTTCACGACCTTTAATCTCTTCTCCATACCAATTCTTGCCTTTGGATGCTTTTGGAGAGGATGATAAGTAACCTATCTTTTCAAGCTTGCCTTCGACATAAATGCCATATCCGTAAGAATCGTAGAGGTTGTGCGTTTGATGTGTGTATGTAATTTCTTGAATACATTCTCTTAACACATTCTTTGCATCCTTGTCTAATTCCTTCGTAATAAGCTTTAATGCTTTTTTGTATAATGTTTCAGCCATAAATGATAAAACTTAAAAAGGAGCGGACAGCATAAAAGCCGCCGCCCCTTGTATATAGTCGAGAATTGTTGAAGAATCTACATTACTCACTAGCAGTTGGCAATGAATAGTTGTGGTCAACATAGAATGGTGTGCGAACAGTCTTAGCGCCAACGGTAAGCGCAATATCCTTGGCAGTACCAGCCAATGCAATACGAGCCAAGTTTGAATTGAGAGACTCAATAGTCAACTTAGAATTGAGCTGAACCTTTGGAAGAACGTAAGCCTCCATTGTGGTTCCATTAGGTTGAACCTGTACAACATCAATCTTTGCATACTTTGCTTTGTAAGTAGAAGGTGCAAGAGTCTTCTTTCCTGTTGCATCGTCTGTAAAGTCACACAATGCAGCCAAAAGCTCCTTCTGCGTATCACCAATCTCAGCCGCAAACTGCCATTTACCAAGTTTAACAATGGAAATGATAGGAGAGTCAGAGGTCTCGCACTCAATATCGGTGGTGTCGTTATCATCTTGTGAAATAGATGTAGTGTCCTCAATAACATCCTCAAGAATGTAAGAATCACCCTTTGGAGCAGATTCATCGGTCTCTGTGCCATCGAACAATGTGGCAACAATATAATCTGGCTTGATAAACTTGACAGCTCCCGCACCAGTATTTATAACCTTTTTCGCCATAATATAATGAGTTTTAAATGTTACATTTAATAGATTTTACATATTTATCTTGCGATAACTGAAACAGAAATCATCTGAAAATGGAACTGACGATTTGAATCATATCCGCTATCACGGTAAAGAACTTGAATTGTATAGTCCTTATTATTAGATTGTTTAATCACATCGTCAAGGATTCCTTCCATCTTGTCAAGTAGTTTAACGTTCTTTCTAAGTGGAGTTCCCTTTGGTCTTGCATAGAGATAAATGTTAGCATAGCCAGAGGAGTAACCGCCATGTTCTCTTTGCTGACCTACGTCAACATTCACAAAATCATCCCAGTCTTTGCTAGTTGTAGGAGGTAACTCTCCGACAAATATGTTGTCTGAGATTTTTCCTTTAGTAAGAAGCATCGAAAAGAAATTTTCAATGCGAGACAATCTGCGATTAATCCTCTGTGCCATACCTTGTTATCCTAAATACATTTTACCTTATGATGAAAAAACTAAATGTCAGTACCCTTGATGTAAGCTACACATCCATGCATCTGTGTTGGATAAACGCCAATAACCATTCCGTCAACATCCATTCCATACATCTTTCCTCGGAAACGAATGCCAGCATTCAATCCTTCAGGAATATATTCTTCCTCTTTTCCATCTTCTCCCTCTTTCGTGGGCATCGGAAAATAGATTGTATATCCTAACGTAACTACGCCCGAATTAAACAGCTTATTGGTTTCCTGAATATCGCAATCAGTTTCAAAAATGATAGTTTCTACATTTTCTGTTTCTGAATCACCTGCACTAGTATCAGTATCGCCTAACATATCCCCATCGTTTCCGATAAGGTCACCATCTTCTTTCGGCTTTTGTTCCGAGCGGTAGAACATACCATGATAGGCATATTCATCCAAAGAATTTCTGTCAGTGTACATAGCTTACCAATCTGTTTCTTCAATCCATTTAACCTCTCCATCGGTTTCATTGAGAGCTTCAAGTTTTTCATCCTCTCCATACTTCTTGTAAAGTCTTTTGAGTTCTGATTTGATACTCAGCAATGCAGCCGATGTAATGGTCTGAGCACCTACCGTAAGAGTATATGCGCCATGTTGGTTTGTGGTCGATGCTGTCTGATAGACACCGAACACAATCTTTTCCAAGAGTGCAATCTTACATCTGTCTTTCTGTTCTTCTGTCAAGTCCAAATAAGACTCGACATCAGAAACGCCGCAATCCAAAGCGACATTGTTTAATGCCGACTTGTCAAAGACAAAGTTAGTCATGCCGCTAAGATAGTCCAATATGTCAAACTTCGATGCTGCCATTGAGAGATAAATGAATTAAATGTTATCGTATATTGTGAGTGAACCACCATTAATTACCTGCTACTGAGGTATCAATGATTACGTGGTTCATAAAGTCGAGAAGTGCAGGGCAAGCAGACATCATGACCTTAGTCTGCCACTCGCGGAACTGACCGTTATCCATTGCGTAGTTTCCTACGGTAACGAGTCCGTCAGCGATTGAAGCCCAAGAAACATCAATATTCTTTGCGCCATACTTCTGTTGAAGTGTCTGGTCGTAGATAGGAGTCCACTTGAACTCAACGCTATCACCAGTAGGGCAAAGTACAACAATCTTATCATCCCAACCTTGCACGAATGTGTCAGTTGTAACAGTCTTGTTGCGCTCCTTCTCAACGACAATCTCGATAGGCGAAAGACCTGTCATGTCGGAAAGTGATTTCTTGAAGTCCTCGTCCAAAATCTGCATATTTGCAGTATATGCGCGGTCGTGAGCCTTACACCAGTTGATGTACCACTCCTTAACTTCCTTGTTCTGCAAGAATACATCGCGGTACATCTTGCGAGTCATCTTCCATACGAGAGAAATCTCAGTACCACCACGCTCATCGCGATAATCGTCCTCAATCTTTCTCATCTGTGAGATAAGGTTGCAGTCTGGGTCAGTCCAAGCCTTTGCACCAGCCTTCTTGCGGTTCTCTGTTGGGAATGGTTCAACCTTCTGCAAGAACTGCTGCAAGCCTTCACCCTTGCCCTGCCAACTCATCTTTGCAGTTGTCATAATCTGTGCGGTCAAGTTTGAGAGTGTTGCCTCTGCTGAGTTCTTACCTACCTGAACAACATCGCGCACCCAAGCAGCCATAAGGTCTGCATCGTTGCCGAACTGCTCAAAGAGTTTTTCCTTATACTCGCGTTGTCTTGCGTTCTCAGACCACTTGTAACCGATAAAGTCTGGAATTGTACCTGTGTACATCTCCAAACCCTCGTTATCCATTTCTGGAGCATCACCAAGTGGAGCGCGAAGGTGCATCAAAGGAGCTGCCTCTGCTTTTCGAGACTTGATGCTGAATGAAGCCACGCCATCGTAGTCTGTAGGTGTAGGCATAGAAGCTCTACGACCTTGTGTGAGATACCAGCCATAGTTGGTATAGAGCAACCCCTTGGTGTTCAAGAAGGTTCTCAGAAAGTTGATGTTATCCTTAGAAGAGAACAACTTGGCGTATCTCGAATTGTTAAAATCAAATTGTTGCATATCCTGAATACTTAAATTAATGATATGTTATCCTATTGTTATCCTATTGAATTGGAGCGGTTAGAATCCGAACCATCCGTTTTCTGTTCTTGTGTTCATCGCAAGTACGGCTGGTGGAAGCTTGTTGCACTTTGCCAAGTTCAAGATTACTCTTGAATCCTTAATCAATGCTGGAGTATAAGAGTACTGAGCACCCTCGCCTTCCTCAACATTGGTTGACAAGTTAGGGTCATAGAAGAAGTCGTTATCGCGGTCGAAGTAAGTGTTAGGATTTGTAACCATAGGAGCTACGGCTGCGCCTGCCTTTTCTGCCTCTACGAGAATATCGCCAACCTTCAATGCAACTGCAAGAGTTGCTGAAAGAGAGAGCTTCCAAACATCCTTGCCACCTTCGGTTGCTTTCTCTACAGCTGTAATGGTAACACCCAAAGACTTCTTCGTAAAGTCTGACTGTGCCACCATGATATTATCACCTGCAAAAGGAATGTGATGATAGCCATCATTGACAACCAAAATATCAGTGTCGGTGCTTGTAGCTGCCTTTGCCAACTCGTAATACTTCAAAATCTTGACGGTCTGACCGCCATTCTTGCCGTAAGTATCTGGGTCATACTCGCAAAAATCACCTGCGTAAGCCTTAGCGCGACCCTTGAACGGATTTGTGATAACACCACCAAAAGGAGGGTAAACGAATGCGTCCTTGTTACCGCTTACGAGGTTAATGAAAACGCTTCTATGACCGCCAATCTTACCATGCGCTTGGATAAGTGTACGACCGCCAAAGTGACCGCCATACCCATGCTTCAAATAGAAATCATCTGCTGCTGCCATAATTTGTAAATTTGTTTAATAGTGAATGAATAATGTTATTCGCCTGCGTCAGGGTTCACGATACCCACAACATCAGAGAAATCGTCAGCCTTGTCATTGTCACCACCGCCAGCACTACCTGGAGTGTTGTTGTTTGGCTTTGAATGAGAGAGATTGTAAAACTCTTCCGCATCCGTAAATTCCTGCTCGATGTCCGAATCCTTGGTGAGGTTCAACTTGTTCATGTACTTGTCAATCCACTTGCTATCGTTGATACCTTTCTCCTTGAACTTGGCGAGAAGTTCACTACGTTTCTGTGATACGAGCTTAGATGCTTCGTACTCTGCATCCTTCTTCTCTAGAGCTTCCAAGCGTTCCAAAAGCTTCTTTTCAACAGCCGAAGGCTCTTTGCCATCGTCATTTGGGTTTGGTTTGGTGTCAGGATGCTCATCGTTCCATTTCTTGATGAAGTCGGCATTATCCTTCTCGTAGTTGCCGTTAAGGGAAACATACTGCGGCAAAATCTTCTTCACCAAATCATCTAACTCTGTATCTTCACCAACTAAGAGGTCAAAGTGGGAATCACTCAAACTCTTGATTGTCTTTTCACTGATGGAAAGGTGTTTTCCGTTTGCAGTGAGTTTTGCTTTTAGGGTGTCTAAAAGTTGTTGCTTTGTAAACTTCATATTACTAATTTTTAAAATTCTGCTGCAAAGATAATTAAATAATGTGTTGATTTATTTGTTTTTAGAAACTCTATTTGTTACGTAACCAATATAGAATTATTTTCACGCTATTATATATTATAAATTAGGTATCTTTGCAGCATGAACACGAATAAAGATATAGAAATCAGACCACAAGAGGGCTTTCAAATGTCCTTTGCAAGTAGCAACGTTGACGTTGTTTTTGGTGGCGGAAATCTCGGAGGAGGCAAGGAAATGCCCTTAAACGCTAAGATTTTGACACCATCGGGATGGCAGACTATGGGCGATATGCAAGTTGGTTCTAAGGTGATGACTCCATTTGATGGAATTGCCACCGTGATTGCTGTATTTCCACAAGGCGTGAAAGATGTGTATGAACTTACAACGTTAGATGGACGAAAGTGTGAATGTGGTCTTGAACATCTATGGACGGTACGAACTCCAAAGCAAGTGCATAAGTATCGTTCCCATAATAAGGAATGGGGATGGACTATGACTTTGCAGACAAAAGACCTGATTGATGGGTTGTCGCAAGGAAAGAAATATTTCATCCCAAACAACAAAGCTATAGAGTTTGGCGAGAAAGAACTGCCCATACCGCCATACGTGTTAGGTGTTATGCTTGGCGATGGGTGTCTTACAAAGTCTTGCAGAAGTAATTCACACTGTTTTGTTATATCAAATTCTGAAAAAGATATAATAGAAAAGGTTGCTCGATTATCAGATACAATTCATACAAGAGAAGACATTACAAATTATAACAAATATTTCTTTTCGCCACATAATGACGATTATTGGAATTATATAGACAACGCTGGGTTATCAACGTACTCGTACAACAAGTTTATACCCAAAGACTATCTCTTCGCAAGCATAAAGCAGCGCAAAGAATTGTTAGCAGGTCTGTTTGATACCGATGGAAATGTAGAACCCTACGATAATAGTTATAGCTTCTCTACGACAAGTGTAAGGCTTAAAGATACATTTATAGAACTGTGTCGTAGTCTTGGATATACATGTTCTTGCAGAGAAGACAGAAGAGAAAAATATACGAAAGGTGTTGCTTACGACATAGTAATACGCACTGACGATATTATCTTCACAAGCGAGAAGCATAAAGCTAGGTACAATAATGAGCGGAACAAAACAAGAAAGTATGCTCGAAGTAACGACCATTCACGAATTGTGTCTATCAAAAAGGTAAGAAGAGCCGAGTGCCAGTGCATTTTGGTTGATGATGAAAAGCATTTGTATATCACGGATGATTACATTACAACCCACAACTCGTATGGTCTTGTACTTGCGATGGCAGAGCCGTTAATGACCGACCCAGATTTTCGTGCAATGATTTCACGCCGTTCACTTGGTAATCAAAAAGCAGGTGGAGGATTCGTAGAGAAGTTTAAACAGATATTCGGAGCTGATTTTGTAAAAGTCAGAGAGAGCGAGAATCCACGCGTTACATTTCCGAATGGAACGTTTGTCGATTTGACGTATCTTGACGATTCCAATATGGATAAGTTGAGAGAGCGCGCGAAAGGATGGGAGTACGATTTGATTGCGATTGACGAGTTGACGGAGATGACTTGGGAAGTTTTCTCATACGTCATGACTCGAAACAGAGGTCAGAGCAAGACGTTTACAGGTAAGTTCTTTGCAACACTTAACCCGAAGCGTAGCCACTGGACAAGAATATTCCTTGATTGGTATATTGGTCCAGATGGTTTTATCATCCCAGAGCGTGATGGTGTAGTCAGATACTTCTATTGTGCAGGACCGACTGTTAAGGATGTTGTTTGGGGGATGTCTAAGCGAGAAGTCTATGAGAAATGTAAAATAGATATAGACAGAAAGCTTAAAACCATTGGCGGCAACTTTGGATATGAAGTAATGATTAAGAGCTTTGTTTTCTATCAAGGTAAACTTGGTTCAAACAAGAAGATGCTTGAAAACAACTCTGGCTATTTAGGTTCTGTAGCTGCATCGGGCGGCAGAATGGCACAAGCTCTTATGGAGGGTAACTTCAATGTTGACCCAGAAGAGGATGAGGATATACCGATTCCTAGCCAAGCGGCACGAGATTGCTTCGTAAAAGACCCAGCCGTAAATGGTGACAAATGGATAACAATCGACTTGGCAGATTACGGAAAGGATAATACTCTGATGTTGTCGTGGAATGGATTCCATATCGTCAATTACGAAATCGTAATGCATTCGACACCGCGAATTAATGCAGAGAGAGCTAGATTGTTTGCGGCAAGTGAGGGAGTAGCAGAGAGCCATATTATCTATGATGCTACGGCAGGTAGGTATTTCAATGACTATATACCCGATGCTATACCTTACATATCAGCGGCAAAGGCAATGGGAATTTATTATTTGTCTGCTATGACAATAAAAGACCTATGCTACTTGCGACTGAGTTATATGATTAAGCGAGGACAGCTCACATTCTCTGATAAGGTCGCAAATGCGGTTTATACGCATCAAAACCTCAAATACAGAGTTTCCATACAGAATGAGTTCATGGAAGAATGTGCGGTAGTTCGCTTTGATAAGATGCAGAGCGGTAAGAAGAAGTTACAGAGCAAGAAGGAAATGAACAGAAATCTTGGAAAAGACCGTTCTATGGACTTGCTCGACCCTTGCGCAATGAGAATGTACCCATGCTTGAATATGGAGTATGGTAGCGAGCTACAGGAGGGATTCAGACTTGCAGAGAAAGAAGTTGAAGAAAAAAATCCTAATGCTCAGAGTATTTATGATGATACGTTGTACTATTAATTTTAGAATATATGCTGAAAAAAGAAAATATAAAAATGATTCTTGAATCCGTGCGGATTGACTGGGATAAATGTGATGAGAAAGACATTGCATTTGCTATCCTCTGTGACGCATTGGAAGATAAGACTTTAGCATATCGTCTTGCTTATCGTAAGAGCGAAAAGGATGCAGCGAAATTCTACGAAACTCCACGATTCAAGAAACTGCTAGATGTTCTAGAACCTTTCGGTATCGGAAATGTTAATAACAACGCTATCACCAAGGAAGAGAACAAAAACGAGCTTCTTAAAATGCTCGACAAGATAGACCAAGCTCTTAGTGATGGAAATCTTGAACCGAAGGACGCATTGAAGATGCAGACTGATATACGTGTAAAGCTGAATGATAAATTCGAAATGGAAGAGTCACAGAAGCAGAAGCGAATCATCGTAGTACCAAGCAAGCATGATATTGTTTGCCCTACTACCAATAGAGAATGTAACTACTGGCCTTCAAGAAAGGCTTGTTGCAGACACTTCGGTTTGATTGACCCACAAGAGAATAACGATTCACAAAATAACAACGATGTTGAACCATCATTAAACGACAATAACGATGAGTAGAAAGAGACAAGACATAATCAATGATTTTTTGGAGAATCCTCAAAAATTGCTTCTGAAAAAGCCGTTTTTGAGGGGTTCGCGCTCTATTACCATCAATGACTCTTCTGATGGTTCGGATATTAAGACAAACTTCCGTAAAGAGGCACAGCTTCCGAATATTAGCAAGATAGTTGTTAGTCAAGAGCGTTTTGCGAAGGAGTTAGACCCTTATTCTCACAGGGTATTGTTTGATACGAACTTACCTTCTATATGCTGCAAGCTTGATGATGGCAGTTATTGCGAGATTGAGTTTAAGAAGTTTGGCATTCCTATGCAACGGCGCATTGTTGATAAGAAAGCTCTCTGTTTAGGTGGTAACAAGCGCAATCACATACTACATGACAGCAATCCGACTGATAAACTCAAAAAGAACTTTGCCGATTTCAAATGGCATTGGGATGAAACGAATCAGGATGGTATCGAAATGCAAGCTATACGTATTCAGCAGAGTTATGGTGATGTTGGCTTACTCGTTTACATGAATGAGGATAACGAAGTAAAAAGTAGGCTATTCTCGTATGAAGATGGCTATCAGATTATTACCCATAAAGACGATAACGGAGAACCGCTTCTTGATTGCGTGTATTATCGCACAGAGGATAATGTAAGACACATTGATGCATACGATAAGACATATCATTATCATTTCACAGATGTATTCGTTCAGGACGTTGATACAAACGAAGTACTGAAAGGCTGGTGCTTGGAAAGCAAGGAAGAACACGGATTCTCGGAGAGTCCACTTGTTACAAAGCGTGGTGATGTTGCTTGGAATAACGGTCAAGACCTTATCGAGCTATTCGAGATTATCTATAATCTGTTTGCGGTCATCCAAAAACGTCACGGATGGGGAATCCTTTATATCAAGGGTAAGCTCAATGAAACCGCAAAGAAGATTGCTGGTTCTATCATCTTGAATGATACAAGCATTGAAGGAAATGGAAGCGCAGAGTTTAAAACTCCACCTTCTCCACAGAACATGATTGAGTTCATGCAATCAATTCTCGACCAGTTGCAGATTGCTACAGGATGTACATTTATCTTGCCAAAGGATATTAAGTCTAGTGGCGATATAAGCGGTTTGGCAATTCAGATGACACGTTCTTTGGATATTGAGGAGGCTAACAATGCAGCTATTGAATGGCAGAATTTCGTCAGCAAACATTCAAGATTGTTCAAGGAAGGATTGGCAAAGCAGTTGGTTGCAAGCGGCGAGAATCCTACTGCTATCACTGAGTTTAAGCAGATGAGAATCAGTACATCATTTAAGCCTTGGCAGCCATTCGATGAAAGTGCATGGAATCAGATGCTTTGTACATTGAGCGGTGCAGGTTTGATTTCTACTAAGACTGGTGTTGAAAAGAATACTGTTTCTGCACCTGACGAGGAAGTAAGATTGCAGACTCAGCAAGAAGAGGCAGATGAACGTGCCGAAAAACAAGCTGAGATTACCGCAATGACAAAGAATACAAACAATAATAAAGAATAAACATGAAGGCAGAATCATTATACATACAGAAGTTGACTTACGATGAGAACACTGGTAATGAAATTATCGGTTTGTTCCCATCGGAAGCTAACCCTGCTATTGTATCATCATATACCTACGATGCAAAACGTATGGGTGGTGCTCCTACCCTTACTGCTACAATATATTCATCTGAGCCTTTGCAATGGAAGAAGGAAGAGTTCGTGGAGTACAATGGCGATAGATTCTTTGCGTCCTATACACCAAACTCTACAAAGGATAATTCGTCTAGAATGTGGAAGAGCGAAATCACTTTCACATCCAGAAGAGAATTGCTTGATAACACTCTGTTCTTTGATGTTGTCGTTGATGATGTTGATACACAGAACAAAGATAGATACCGCTCAAATCAGACAAAGTTCACGTTTGGTGGAACTATCAATGAGTTTGTTGCTCGCGTCAATAGCTCAATGGCATATTGCGGATTGTATCGCCCTACAGATAAATACAAGGGATATTACGTTGTTGTTGATGAAGGGTATGGAACAGATGAAGTTAAGGAAGTGTCATTTGAAGACCAATATTTAACTGATGTTTTACAACTTGTCAACACAACTTTTGAGCTTGATTACTACTGGGATGGCAACGTTTGCCATGTCGGCAAGGTACAGCACGACTTAACCGATACACCTATTAAATATGGTAGTAGTGATGCTCTTATCTCTGTATCTAAGGAGAATGCGAACTATAAGATAGTTGATATGATAACAGGTTACGGTTCATCTGATAACCTGCCATATTATTATCCTAATGATGATGAGTTTGGCGAGGCAGTGTTCAATACAGAGAATATCAGCAAGGATAAAGTTAGTGTAGAATTATCAAAGTTCCTTAAAGATTCAAGATATAATGATACTCTCATCCTTTATAAAAGCAAGGATGGGAAGAATTATAACGGAAGTGTAGATGTAAGTTCAAAGGCATTTGATAGATTTACTACCCCATCAAACTTGACGCAGGCTGATAGTCAATCTAACCCAACAGTTACTTGTATCTTTTCGTTTGATATTTTAATCAGCGCGATAAAAGGTCAGACGATAGATTTGACGAGTTTAGGGTTTGACTTTGAACTTAATAGCTCTGTTTCTAGAAAAGACTATATAACGAAGGTCGGAAATGCCGTCAAGAGCATATACTTATTCAAGGGAAAAGAATTATATAAGACTATCTCTAAAAGAATGAGTATTGGTAGTACTAGCACGTACACATTTGAAGAGGATGGAGATTTTACATTATCTATAGAATCTGAGTTTTCTTACAAATGCAAGGTGTACAAAAATAGTGCTGGCATTAATGACTTTTATGGCGCGGATAGTTGGAATGCAGCTTTTAGTGGAAGTGTTGAGTTCTTATACGAGTCAAAATCGGAATATGAATGGAAGAATGGAGACAAGTACATTCCTTACAGTGATGCTGGTATTAATGTAAGTGTAATCAGCGAGGCAAATTGCATTGAATACGACTATCAATTTATAAAAGAAGGTGACAGATACGGATTCAATAAGGTTTATACTGGAACTGATGATAATGCAGTAAAGGTAATAGTTACTGATAGAGTATGGATTGCACCATCATCGGTACTTATGCCTTCTATATATCGCAACACGAAAGGTGCAGAGCGTTTCTATTACGCTTTGAATAACACCCACAAGTTGCCAAGCGGTAATGGATATTACGAGTTTGTAAACTTGTATAAGAAAGGAAATCCTCGTCAAGGAACTGTTACTTTTGATGGTATAAAACCAACTATCAAGGGAATTGTAAATGCGGAAGGACAGTTATTCGGAGAGATTGCAGATGTTGCTTTTGATAAAGAAGATAGCGATGTAAAGGATAGTGACGGAAAATATATTCATAACTATTTCTATATAAAGCTACATAAGTTTAATGGAGATTTTGGCTTTGACTTGTTTGCACATGCTTTGGCTAGTGAACCTGCAAAGATAAATCTAATTAAGAGTAACGGATGCCCTGCTTGTTCGTTTACAATTGACTGCTATTGGAATCGCACAAATAATAAGTGCTATAACAATGTACTTACTGACGGAAATGGAAATTTGAAGTCAGATAGTGGAAAAATGAATAGCAAAGGTGATTATATTCTTAACGACACATACGTTGAGGATAACAAATCAAACCAAGATTCAACTCAGAAAGAGTTATGGATTGCGGTTCAGAAAGACACATCAACATTAGGTATCGTAATGCCAAACGCAAGTGCTGGCTTTAAACCGCAAAAGGGAGATTTGTTTGTCATCACAGGCATCAAACCACCAAAGGTTCTTGTAACGGCAGCAGAAAAAAGACTAGATGATGCTCTTGTCAAGCACATGAGCGAAAACAATACAGACCAATTTAACTACTCTGTTAAGTTTTCTCGCATATTCTTGCAAGAGAATCCTGACTTTGCAAGCAAGCTAAACGAGAATGCAAAGCTGTCAATACAGATACAAGGCGATTCGAATAGCGATGGAAGTCTTATTGGTCACGAAGTTTTCGTCAGCAACTACTCAGTAAAGGTTGATAACGATGAGCTGGCAGAAGTTGAAATTGAGCTTGTAAATTCGTTGGAAGTTACAAAGAGTGATACAAAGCAGATTATTGATGCAGTAAAAGGAGAAGCGGTTAAATCTCTATCTAGTATGGTTGGTGGTAGTAATACCAATAGCTTTAATGCTAGTATAACCGATAAGATGTATCTCTCTAAATTAAACGATGACAAAGCAAAGAACACAATCACTTGGGAGAAGGTGCAGAAGTTCTTGCAAGGATTGACGGCAGAAAACTTATCTCAGTTCAAGAAAGGTGCAACCTTCGGAGAGTTCATTCAAGGAATGCTCTTCGGTACGGGCGGTAGAATTGATGAACTGGGCAATGCGGAGTTTGAAAGCATCACATCCCGAAGTTCCATTATTGCAAAGGAGCTTATTACCAACAGGCAGACGGCAATGGAAAGCAACTTTGTCTTTACGGAAAGTGGTCTGGTTGAAACGGTGGCGGAGATTCCTGCAACAACGGAGGACGGTAATGTAACCTATGACTTGAAGTTGCAGAAGCGATGGGATAACGACTTCACAGCATTCAAGGAAAATGATGTAGTCTTAGCTTCCATCAATACTCTTGCCGAGAATGGCAAGTATTACGATATGTGGTTGCGAGTGCTCTCGGTCAATACCGTGACGAATACCATTACGGTTGTTTGCTATTCTGATGATGAATGCCCTAGCAAGAAGAACTATCCACCTTGCGAATTGGCGAGGCTGATTCGTTGGGGAAATGCGGTGGATGAAGACAGACAGAGTTGCTGGTATATATCATCGTCTGAAGGATTGCTTGTGTGGCTCGACCACGTTACCAAGCCTATCATCGACAAGACAAACTATTCCCTTGCAATGGGTAAGCTGCCAGATGCGCTGTCATTCCTCTTCCAAGACTTCCCTACCGCCAATAAGCGAGACGGAGCGTTCTATGCTAAGTGGATGATGGCTGCATCATTCCAACAGATAGATTATCAAGGAAATCCAATCTACACGACAAGAGACAGAGGTGTTTGGAGCTTGGCTGTGGCACAAGGCGATAATCCTTACCGCAATGGTGACAGAACGATTGATACCGTCTATTACCTCGGCTGCAAATGGCAGTGCCTCGAA